TTACCATTCTTTTTACCATACCTCATAGCATACTTCATGATGTTACCTATACAAAAACCTTCACCATGTCCTGCATCTATAATCATATCAGTTGCTTGATATTTAGAATGAGCATAGTGTTGTGTATAGGTGCTATCAATGTATTGTTTAACACCATGTAGGTTTATACTCTCGTCAAATTTATATTCCATATTTATATCCAGTCTTTAGGTAGTGTGTGTTCAGAGTACCACCTAAAATTATTTTTTTCTGCCCACTCTGCATGGCTTCTTTTAGTTCCGTCTTTTCTTCTTTTAGCTTGAGGCATAGGAGAACTAGGGCTAGAAAACAAAAAGACTAACTCCTGATTATCTTTAAGACATTTACGTATCCAAACATACTTATTGTATTCTTGATAATCCCAAAACCTACCTTTAGCTTCTAGTAAATATTCTACACCATTAATAACTTTTGTAAAGTCAGGCTCATATGTATGCTCTACAACATAAGAAATTTTATCTGAATGATGTGACCACTTAGTTAAAACATTAGTGTGAAGTTTATACTCCCACCCTGAGTCATAACCCTTAGGTATATTCTTTTCAGTAGGTCGAATTTTTCGTGGCTTACGATAACCTCGTTTCATAAAATTCCTTTTTTAATTTTTTATTAAACCACTTATGAGAAAAAGAAGAAAGCATAATTTTTTTATTAGCAAACACATGAGTTTGTTCAGGCATATAGTCTTTAAAGTTTTGTGTTGTTATCTTTTCTGCTTCATCCTCAGGCAGTAAAGATTGTAACCATTCAACTGTTAAGTCTTTAGCTTGTCTTCTTAATTTCTTAGCTTGTCTACCATTCATATTATTTCTCGTACATTAGGTAATTTTTCTACCTTAGTTAAATATACATTACCTTTTGCATAAGCAAAAGTTCTTAACCCCTGACCTTCGTTAGAGTCTTTGTAACAAATAAATTTATGGGGACAGTAGTTGCATCCCATAGGTAATTTCATATTACCTGAGACACCCTCAGCTATAACATTATAACACCTGTCGGGGGGACTGTCAAGAGAAATCGCTTTTTTAACTGATTTTATTTTATGTACAATATTTGGTTTCTCTAAATCATCAGGTATAAACGTGGTTAGTTCTCCTGTTTCTTTATTCATAACTAAGAAACCACCCTTAGAAGTTTGTTCTGCTTCTTCATACCCTGCTAACTGTGAGAGATATCCAAAGCTATCGTTCTGTGCTAGAGTACCTTCTTTAAATTTCTTAAAGGCATAACCTGATGCAGTTTTAACATCAATAACTTCTCCATCTATAATAGAATCCATGTGTCCTTTAATACCTTGTACTGATATTTCTTTTTGTTCTCCTGACACAACATGCCCTGAAAGACGAACAAAGAATAAAAGTAAAACCTCAAGTAAGTGCCCATATAAAAACTTAATAAAAGTAGGTGGGTCTATTTTTTCTTGATGTGCGTCTGAAAGATTTAAGTCATACCATAATCTACGTAGGGGTCTACCTATATTAGACATTCTTAAACCGCTTTTAGGTCTAGGTTGAGGAGTTGCCCAACCTTTTAAAGCATCAGCCATATCTTGACCAAACTTTTCATATTCTTTGTCTGATATCTTTATAGCTTTATCTTCTGATAAAACTCCAATAGTCTTATAGATATCCTCTACAAGCGTATCTAATTTAGGCAACTTCTTTTTTGTCTGTTTCTTTGTCATCTTTAATTTCTTTAAAAGCTTTAATAACATCTGACGAGAATAGTTTCTGTAAGTTTACTAGAAACATACGACTCGCATTATTATCTCCACCCGATACAGTTTTAAAAGTATCTAGTTTATCTACTATTTTTCTGAGAGTATCTGTATGGAACACAAGAGTACAGTACTCGTCTTTACCTATACAAAGGTTATGAAACCAGTAATCAGATTCAGTTGCTCTGATACCTGAGGGCTTGCCCCATGACTCATACTCTATACAAATGTTACCTGACTTCTGCCAAATATCTCTTTCTGATTTGACTTCTATCTTTTTATTGGTAAGCATTTCTGCTATCTTATCCTCACGGATGCTACCATATTGTAAATCTAAATCAAACTTCTTTCTATCTTTTTTAGTGGGTTTCATACCAACTGTCTCCTATATTAAATTCGCCCGTCAATGGACATCTTAAGTTATATTCTTTAGATGCTTGTTCTATACATCTAACTGCCAATGCACCCACCCCATTTGCATGAGATTCAGGTACTTCTATCTGCCATTCGTCATGAATATTAGCAACTATTTTAGCAGGGATAGTCCCTAATTTTAACATATCCGCTAATATAATCAAAGCTTTTTTCATAACTATTGCACCTGCTCCTTGTAATAATGTATTCAAAGAAGCGTGTCTGTGTCTGATAAATATCTTACGTCCGTCCAAACCTTTTAAGTATCCTCTTGCAGACGCTCGTTCAACCCTGTCTCTAAGAGTTTTAAATGCAGGGTTATTATTGATAAAAGACTCTCTAAGTTGTTTACCATGCTTTCTACTTCCTTGCACGATTGTACCAAGCTTCTCGTCTCCTGCCCCGTAAATGAGTGCATAGATGAATGTCTTAGCCTGATTTCTTGATTCAAGTCCTGCAGACTTTTGGTTTGTTGTGTGAATATCTCCGTTGATAATTTCATTTATATAATCCTCGTCAGCCATATAGTGTGCCAACAATCTTAATTCTAAACCACTAGCATCTATACCTACTAGCTTGTTCCCTTTGTCTACTATCCAACAGGCTCTACATTCCTTACCATAAGGACTACTAACACTAGGAACTTGTGCCATGTTAGGATTTCTATGTGCCATTCTACCTGTAATTGCACCCGTAGAAAGAACCGCACCATGTACTCTATCATCCTCTTCTACTGAATCTAACCATGAACTAATTTGTGCAATTCTTTTTTGATATAACAAGAAGTCTGCTATTAATTTAGCTTCTTTAATATGAGTTATATTTTTTAGTGTACCTTCATCTACAATAGGTTGACCTGTTGGTGTAAATTTATTAGGCTTCCAACCAAAACTAATTAAGTATTCACCAATCTGTTTACGAGAACCTAAATTAAATTCTACTAATTCTTTACGCATAAAGGGTTTCATGTTACCTGATGCCTGTATGTCTGCATACTCGTACTCTGTTAATCCTGATTTAGAAAGAGTTCCGTCTTGTTTTGTTTTAGGAGTTACCTCTTTGATGTCAACCCATTTAGGTTTAAAAGTTCTATGTACCTCGTCTTGTACTTTTTTTATTTTACAATTTAATTCAGCTAATAAATTAGTAGCATATTGAATGTCAATTTTAAATCCGTTTTGTTTTTGTTGTTCTAAAATATAAGTTACTCGATGCTCAAGTTCTATACTTTCTTTTGAAAAACCTGCTGATTCTTTTTTAAGATAATCAAATAAAAGTTTATTAAGAACAACATCTTTTATACAATACTTTAAAGTATCTTTAGTATAAATATGAAAGTCCTCAGGAGGTAAATCTTTTGCTACACCTAACTTAGAACCCCAAACTTTTAATGAATGTCCTTTCTCTCGTACAGGATTTAAAAGTCTAGATAATACTAAAGTGTCTACAACTTTTTCTTTGTCCCATAAATCAATACCATGTAGTTTTTTAATTACAGGAATATCAAATCCTATAATGTTGTGACCTATAAGTTTATCAGCTTCTGCTAAGAAGTCTAAACCTTTTAAAATATTATCATCTATAATATCAAAGGTATACTGTTTATTGTTTTCGTCTATTGCTACAATACAATGTATCTCTGTAGCATGTAAATCGTCTGTCTCTATATCAAATACTAATTCCACATAACTTCTCCATTAGAATGGTATTGTATCATCTGAACTAAAACTATTCAAGATTTCTTCATCTTCATATTCAGACAGTCTACCTGTATCTTTATTATAAACCAATGCAGTAGCTAACCCTACATCCCCTGTATAACGTGACTTAAGTACACGTAATCTTGTCGTTCTAGATTCTAATTCATCCTCTGATTGTTGATTCCTTTCTAAAGCTATAACACAGTCTGATAGTTGAGCGATAGCATTAGAGCCTCTTAGATGTGATAAGCTTACACTTACTCCATTTTCATGCCCTTTATCACCCTGAACTCTACGAAGGTGAGAGACAAGTATAATACCTGCACCTGTCTCTTCAACTAAACTTCTAAGACGAGTCATAATATTATCTATTGCTCTACGCTCATCACCTTCTGTCATAGAACTAACTAGCATATGAAGGTGGTCTACGACAACCCATTTACAATCACAACCAACAATAAGATAACGAAGTTTTGAAAAGATATCTTCAATGTCATTCGTACCAAAGTGAGCATGAATAAATACTTTGTCTTGTTCAAAAGTCTTATCAAACATTTTGATTAAGTCTTGCTCCCTATACTTATCTCTAATATCATCAATATAAAGTCTATCGTTCGCTTCAATAGATAAGATTCCGTCTACTGTACGTCTCCAATCTTCTTCTAAAGCTATGACTCCTACATTATCTTCTGTCTGATGTATAAGCCAATGCTCTAGTTCTCTAGTGACAGAAGACTTACCAAGACCTGTACCTCCTGTAAGCGTAAGTAGTTCACCTTGTCGTAAGCCAATAAGTTTTTTGTTAAGACCATGCCAAGGGTAAGGTACACTACTTTTCTTTTCTCGTTCTAAGAAATCTTTTTGTTTCTCTGATACTCTAATGATACCACTAGGTGTATAGACCTTTGCATCCCACCAAGCCTGAGTAAATTCTTTATGCAAATTCTTACGAAGCATATCATTGGCATCTTTATAACCATTAGGTATTGACACTATCTTAGCCTTACGAGGCTTGATAATACTTGCTACTTTTTGTGCGGCTTCTATGCCTTGCTTGTCATTGTCAAAACAAATAACTACATTGTCAAAACTTTCTACATATTCTATGTTTTCTTTTATATCTCTGACTGCACTTTGAGCCCCATTCTTTATTGATACTACTGCCCACTTGCTACCTAGTAATTCATAGCCTGCCATAGCATCACATTCTCCTTCAACTATAGTTAGGTATTTACCACCTTCTTTAAAGAGTTGTTGACCAAACAAACCTGTACCTGCAGTTGTACCTTCAAACTTAAAGTTTTTATCTTTAACAAATCTAATCTTTGTACCTGTTTGTTCGTTGTTTATATGATAAGGATATCTATGTTGGGCTAGTACACCTTGAGAGTCATATACAACCTTGACTCCATACTTTGTCGCAGTCTCTTTAGATATACTTCTATCTGTAAGAGGTGCATATGTCCCACTATGGACTGTTTCTGTTGGTGGAGTTGGTGGTTTATAATTATTATTCATAGGTACAATATTTGGTTTAGGGGTAAACTTACCACAACTAAAACATTTAGTTGACCTGTCCTCATTGATACATAAAGCATCACTACTATTACAGTCAGGACAAGGTTGATGAGTTTTATAAAAAGGACTTCTGTGATTATTCATATTTGTTCCATAAAAAAGGCTAGACATTATACACAGTAATGCCTAGCCAACTTTTAAATAAACTTAACTTTTTTCTGTGCTATCGTCAAGTTCAGTTTCTGCGGGAGCACCTTCATCATTGTAGATTGCTACGATTCTATTCGAAAAGAAATTAATACCTGCTTGTAACTCTTCCAAGTCAAGTGTGACATTAGCTTTCTTTTGATTGAGTCGTTGAAGTCTTCCAAAGATTTGCTGACCTTCCTCAGGCAAATCCTCTACAAAAACTTGTACATCATCAATAGTAATAAAAGGTTTATTAGGTTCTTCTAACATGATATCTTCATCAGTCATTAAAACTCCTCCCCGTCACCAAATGGATTCAATTCGTCTCCGTCTTGTGACTTTACAGGTACTAAGTCTAGCACTTGCATGGCTTGAAAGTCTAAGCTAACACCTGATTTGCCTGCATAATCCCAAGCAAACTCATTGTATTGTACCTTGACTGCAGAGCCATTACCTACTGTAGTATCCATTGGCTCTTTATTTAGATTGTAGAGCTTTGGAGCAGGTCTTCTGCCATTCTTAGCATTTACTTTTCTTTTGATAGTCACGGCTTTACCTATGTATTGAGGTTCACCGCTCTCATCTTTCAATGAAAAGTCTTTAACTTTAACTCCTCGTGAGATAAAGTCTTGAGCGTCTTCATCACTAATTACTAGGTCTACTGTGTAGACTGGTTCAAAAGTTTCGTTAGGTGCTAGGACGCTCGCCCAGTACGCTATTCCTGTTGCTACTGCCATATGTTTTACTCCTTATATATTAGTAGTTATTAATGTGGAGTTATTATACTCCGATTTTCTAGAAAGTGTCAAGCACTTTTTCTAAAAACTTTATGATTCCTGATTGTTCTGTTTGAGATACACGCACACTAAATGTTTTAGTGTCCTCGTCATACCCATTCATATAAGCATCACCATTTTTATACATGGTTTCACCATTGTCTAAACAAAAGTTATCCCATTGATTAAATTGTGTCTGTGTTAAAATAAATTGTTGCATTTAATTTCCTAGTATTTTTAT